TTATCCTGTTTCAGTGAAGTCTGGTTGGGGTGTGGTCAATCCCTCCGGGGCTGCCGGCTGCGAAATAGCGAACACCACCTCCATCTGCTCCGCCCATGGCAATTCGGCGACAGCGATCAAATCGTTGAGCGACAAGGCCGGTGGCATGCGATGTATAAGCAGCTTCTCCAGTACGTCCGGGGATAGATACGCCAGCCGCATCATCCGGCTGACAAAGCGGTCGGCGACCCTTTCTGCAGCGGCAATGTCGGCAATGGTGGAGGCCTCACCGCGTTCCAGCCTGCGCCGCCAGTTCCAGGCACGAGCGATGGCGCGCAGGACATGGGCATCCTGCAAGCGGGCCTCGACGGCCAGATGGTCCGCCGGCGGCAGGATCTTCGGACGGCCATTCTTCTTGCGCACGGCCAGCGGAATGACCACGCGAATGGTCTGGTCCGTCATGCTGCATCCTTTCGAGTCTGTGACACCATCATCTGACGGGTCAGCGAGCCGATGCCGTCATGGCGCAGGTCGATGGCGATGCCGGCGGTGCCCACAGTGACTCGCGCTACCAGAAGCTGGACGATGCGTGCCTGTTCGGCTGGAAACAGCGACGCCCAGAGCTTGTCGAACTCGTCGAGCGCGGCGATGACCACCTTGTCGTCGACGTCCGGCATGTCCGCCTTCAGGGCGGAAAGCGCCCGCGCCCTGACCTCGGGCGCGTCAATCATGCGGCGGATTTCACCGATGACGGCATCCTCGACCATGCCGGCGGGAAGGCGCTGCGGTCCTGCGGCATCCGTGATGCGGTTCCGGATCAGATCCATCGAGGTGTAGTAGCGATAGAGCCTGGCTCCCTTTTTCGTCGCCGTCGGCGTCATCGCCGTGCCGAGGTCGGTGAAGATCAGCCCCTTCAGCAGTGCCGGTGTCTGCGCGCGTGTGTTGGCGGCACGCTGGCGCGGACTGGTTTGCAGGATGGCGTGAACCTTGTCCCACAGCGTCCGCTCGACGATCGCTTCGTGCTCACCGGGATAGCTCGTGCCCTTGTGCACCGCCTCGCCAATATAGACGCGATTGTTGAGGAGCTTGTAGAGAAAGCCCTTGTCGATCGGCTTGCCACGCCGCGTGCGCACCCCCTCGGCTGCAAGGGTTTTGGCCAGCACCGTGGCCGAGCCAATAGTGACAAAACGTTCGAAGATCATGCGGACCGTGGCGGCTTCGGTCTCCTCGATCAGCAGCTTGCGGTTTTCGACCCGATAGCCGAGCGGCACGAAGCCGCCCATCCACATGCCGCGCTTGCGCGAGGCGGCAATCTTGTCGCGGATGCGCTCGCCGATCACCTCGCGTTCGAACTGGGCAAAGGAGAGCAGGATGTTGAGCGTCAGCCGCCCCATCGATGTCGTCGTGTTGAACGACTGGGTGACCGACACGAAGGTCACCTGATTGCGGTCGAAGATTTCCACCAGCTTGGCGAAATCCATCAGCGAGCGCGACAGGCGGTCGATCTTGTAGACCACGATGACGTCGATCAGCCCGGCCTCGACATCGGTCAGCAGCCGCTGCAGCGCCGGCCGCTCCAGCGTGCCGCCGGAATGACCGCCGTCATCATAGCGCTCGCGGATGGCGGCAAAACCTTCCGAGCGCTGGCTGGCGATATAGGCCTCGCAGGATTCGCGCTGGGCATCGAGCGAGTTGAACTCCATGTCGAGGCCTTCCTCGCTCGATTTGCGGGTATAGATGGCGCAGCGCAGGCGGCGGATAGGACGAGCATCTATATCCATCATGCCCGCTCCTGCTTGCGCTCTCGCAGCCCGAAGAAGCGATAGCCGTTCCATTGTGTTCCGGTGATTGCCTTGGCCACAGCCGACAGCGATTTGAACTTGCGCCCCTGCCAGTCGAAGCCGTCCTTCATCACGGTGACGGTGTGCTCGACGCCTTCCCATTCCCGGACCAGACGTGTGCCGGCGACCGGATTGCGTGGATCGGCAATGATCGCCTTGCGGTCAGATTTCCCGTCAATTTCATCGGCCAGCAAGTCCAGCACCTTTCGGGTTTCGCGGGAAAGCCCGCCGAGGCTCAGTTCCTGAATGCGCCAGGCCAGCCGCAACTCGAGATAGCCACGGCTGTTGTTTGGCGCCGGTTCGGCGAACAGCGCCTCCCACTCGGCCTTCAGTTCCTTGACCGACATGCGTTTCAGCGCTGCCAGCCTGGCCAACACCGGTACGTCTGCGGTGGCGCTCTCGTGTTGCGGGCTCCATCTCGGCCCAGCCTGTTTCGTCGTTCCCGACATCATTGCTCTCCAACTCGGTTGCTCGGTTTGCGACGACCAACACGGCGTTTGAGGGCGAGAATGTCGAATGAACTGTCTCTGTCGGCGTCAGATAAATGCCTGGACTGTTCGGCCAGGATACGCCTCAGCCCTGCGGCGAGGATCGCGCCGACTTCGGCAAGCCGCTCATCGGTCGTCATGCGCTCGGGCGACAAGGGGTTCGGGGCAGAGAAAATATCGTGCATGAGACCGTTCGCAATCAATAATGATCAGCAAACGGTAGGCGCAAAATATGAAAACACAAGTTGTTTCAATAGCTTATCTGAATAGCGCGAAATCATACGTGCTGGATCGAAGCGCGCACCGGTGGAAAAGCATCGACCAATGGGCAAGAGCTCGGCCGACTCAGATCTCCCGGCCGAACCAGCGGATCCGGCCGATGATCCTGATCTCTTCGGCGGTGCGCTCATAGGGGCTGTAGAACGTGTTGTCCGAGATGATGCGCACCTGCGGCGGCTCCGAGTTCGGGATGTGTTCGAGGCGCTTTGCCACCAGTCCCATGCCGTCGAACAGCACGAAGATGCCGGGCGGCGTCGGCATGCAGCGGGCAAGGTCGACGAGAACGACATCGCCGTCGTGGAGCGTCGGCATCATGCTGTCGCCCTCCACATGCATGATACGCAGGTTTGCCGGGTTGGCGCGCAGGCGATGCGTGATCCACGAGCTTTTAAAGTGGTAGGGCTCGCCGTTCTCCACCTCGTCCGCGACGAGCTTGCCGCCGCCCATCGATGCCGTCACCTCGACGGAAGGGATCGCCACAAACGGGTCCGCTTCTTCCTCCAGGGCAGGCTCATCCCCCTCGACCATGCCCTTGCCATGCAGGAGCCAGTTGCGATCGACCTTGATGATCGCCGCGACCTTGTCGAGCTTTTCCAGGTTCGGCCGCTCCGAGCGGCCGCGCATGATGTCGTAGACGAAGGACCTGTTGACACGCGCCTGCTCGGCCACCTCACGCGCATTCAGCCCCAGCTGTTCGGCTCGGGCTCTCAGTCTGTCGGCGATGGTGATGCTCATGGTTTCGTCCGGCATGTGGATTTTGTGGATTAGAGAGGATTGATTCATCCGCGTCAAGCAAATAGAACATAACAGGAACGAAAATCTGCGGGACGGGTGCGTGGGATGGCGTCGATCGAGAAGGATTATTTCGCACTGGACGAGCTGGAGGAGCGATGGGAGGTGCCGCAGCGCGATCTGGCCTATCTCGCCGAAAACGGCCTGCTGAAGGTCTCCGTGCGCCTCTACGGGGCCCAGCTCGAACATGGCAGCTACGAGGAGATCGACGAAGGGCAGTGGTGCTCCATTCCCGATGAACAAGCCCCCTTTCACGGGCTTCAGGACCTGCGCACCCATGACGCCTACCGGCTGTTTCACGAGGGCGCGCTGCGGATCGATCGTTTCGAGGCTCCGAAGGATCGTTACTGCGTCGTGCTACGACCCGAGGATGGAATCCTGATCCGGAAGGAGGAGCTGGTCGTCCGGCGCGAGGAGCGCGACCGCGCCGAAGCCAAGCACGGGCTGGCCGGTACGCGGCGGACATCCGAAATCGTCTTCGAGCAACGGCACGATTTCAGCGAGATCATTCTCGGCGACCGGACCTTCATGCTCGGCCAGATCCAGGCGCGCGTCGTGCGCATTCTCCATGACGCGGCCATGCGCGGCGTTCCCTGGCAGCATGGCAAGGCGGTGCTGGCCGAAGCCGGCTCTTCCTGCACGCGCCTGTCGGACCTGTTCAAGACACAACCGGAATGGCGCAGATTGATCCAGTCCGACCGGCGCGGCCGTTACCGGCTCAATATCCGGTTCTTCTGATCCCCCTCCCTCACGCCCGGTTCCGCCGGGCTTTTTCGTATTTCCATGCCGGCGCATCCCCCTGCCATCCCCTTGTCCATCCCCCTTCATGCGCAAGAAACGGTGATTCTGATCCCCTGACGATCCACTTTCCATCCCGACGACACCGTTCTGATCCTCCTCCATCCTCTCCGCAGGTTTTCTCAAGGACCCAAGGAGAACGAGATGGCTACCAGACACCTCTCCCAGATCGAGCTGGCTGCTCGCTGGAACATTTCGCATCGCACGCTGGAACGCTGGCGCTGGACGGGTGAAGGCCCGCAATATGTCAAGCTCGGCGGCCGCGTCGTCTATCGCCTCGAGGATGTCGAAGCCTACGAGGCCGAGCAGATCCGCCAGAGCACCGCCGGCCACCGCCATCAGGCTACGGCGTGAGGGTGCGGTGATGACGATCCCCAACCACATCACCCTCGATGATCTGCGCAGGATGCAGATCGGAGAGATCGTCGCCCTGCCGGCCGAACAGCTCGCCCTCCTGCAGGAGGCGACCGACGCGAACGTCCGCAGCGCGAAGGCAATCAGCGACTGGCTCGAAGGCGCCATCGCGCTCAAATACACCGACCGTGCCGTGATGGCGCGCATGGAGGCGAGCAAGGACACCGGAACCGTTCGCTTCGACGACGGCGCGGTTACCGTGATCGCCGACCTGCCCAAGCGCGTCGATTGGGACCAGGCACAGCTTGCACAGCTGGTGGAGCGCATCAGCGCCGCCGGTGACGATCCTGCCGAATATGTCGATGTCAGCTTCAAGGTACCGGAACGCAAATACGCCGCCTGGCCCGAGTCGATCCGCCAGACCTTCGAGCCCGCCCGCACCGTCAGGACCGGCGCACTCAAGGTGAAGCTCGAACTGAACGGGGGTGCGCAATGACGGCCGCGCTCCCCATCATCTCAGCCGATCAGCGTCTGGCGGCTCCGCGCAGCATCAAGGGCTGCATCTTCGGCAAATCCGGCATCGGCAAGACCTCGCTGCTGTGGACGCTCGACCCGGCCACCACGCTGTTCATGGACCTTGAAGCGGGCGATCTCGCCATCGAGGGCTGGGCCGGCGACACGATCCGTCCCCGGACCTGGGATGAATGCCGCGATTTTGCGGTGTTCATCGGTGGCCCCAACCCGGCGCTGCGCGACGACCAACCCTATAGCCAGGCGCATTTCGACGCTGTCGTCGCACGTCTCGGCGATCCGGCTCAGCTCGACCGCTACGGCACGGTCTTCATCGACTCGATCACGGTGGCTGGCCGGCTCTGCTTCCAGTGGACCAAGGGCCAGCCGGAGGCATTCTCCGACAAGACCGGCAAGCCCGATATTCGTGGCGCCTATGGCCTGCATGGCCGCGAGATGATCGCCTGGCTGACCCACCTGCAGCACACGCGCTCGAAGAATATCTGGTTTGTCGGCATCCTCGACGAGAAGCTCGACGACTTCAATCGCAAGATCTTCGTGCCGCAAATCGACGGCGCCAAGACCGGCCTCGAGCTGCCCGGCATCGTCGATGAAGTCATCAGCATGGTCGAGCTGAAGGACGATGACGGCGCACCGTACCGCGCCTTCGTCTGCCAGACGCTCAACCCCTTCGGCTTTCCCGCCAAGGATCGCTCCGGCCGGCTCGACATGATCGAACAGCCGGATCTCGGCCGGCTGATGGGCAAGATCCGCAATGCCGCGCGCCAGGCTTTCGCAGCGCCGGCGACAGCCGCCTCCACCCAATCCTCCTCCGCAGCTCAAGAACAAGGAGCCTGACCCATGTCGGTATGGAACGATTTCAACGACGCCCAGACCAACACCAACCTGATCCCCAAGGGCACGCTCGCCAAGGTGCGGCTCACCATCCGGCCCGGCGGTTTCGACGATCCGTCGCAGGGATGGACTGGCGGCTACGCCACGCGCGGCTCGACCGGCGCGGTCTATCTCAATGGCGAGTTCACCGTGCTCGAAGGTCAGTACGCCCGTCGCAAGATCTTCACACTGATCGGGCTCTACAGCCCCAAGGGTCCGGAATGGGCCAACATGGGGCGTGGCCTGATCCGCGGCATGCTGAACTCGGCCCGCGGCCTTTCCGACAAGGATCAGAGCGAGGCAGCACAGGCCGCGCGTCGCATCTCGGGCTTTGTCGATCTCGACGGGCTGGAGTTCGTCGCCCGCATTGACGTCGGCACCGACACCAATGGCGACGACAAGAACGAGGTCCGCTCCGCCGTCACCGCCAGCCACAAGGACTACGCCGCCATCATGGGGATGGTCACGGCGACGCCGCAGGCCAACGCTGCGCAGGGCAATGCCTATGCCGCGGCCAGGCAGCATGGCGCAACACCGTCGTCGCGCCCCTCCTGGGCACAATAGCGCGAGGGGCCGACCATGCTGCTTCGTCCTCGCCAGAAACTCTTTGTCGAGCGCTGTGTCGCCGCGCTCGACACCCACGCCAACACGCTGGGCGTGGCTCCGACCGGGGCCGGCAAGACCATCATGTTGTCCGCCGTCGCCGGTAAGATGATCGACGATAGCGGTGCCAGGGCGGCGGTGCTTGCCCATCGCGACGAGCTGACCGCTCAGAACCGCGAGAAGTTCGCCCGGGTCAATCCTGCGATCACCACCTCGGTCGTCGACGCCAGCGGCAAGTCCTGGGGTGGCCGGGTCACTTTCGCCATGGTCCCGACGCTGTCGCGCAGCACCAACCTCAACGCCATGCCGGCGCTCGATCTGCTGGTCATCGATGAGGCGCATCATGTGACGGCCGACAGCTATCGCCGCATCATCGACCAGGCGCTGAAGCGCAATCCCTCCTGCCGCGTCTTCGGCGTTACCGCCACGCCCAATCGCGGGGACCGCAAGGGGCTGCGCGAGGTCTTCTCCAATGTGTCAGACCAGATCCGCATCGGCGAGCTGATCCGCTCCGGCCATCTGGTGCCACCGCGTACCTTCGTCATCGATGTCGGCGTCAGGGATGAGCTTGCCAGGGTCAGGAAGACTGCCAGCGATTTCGACATGAGCGAAGTCGAGCGCATCATGAACCGCACGCCGGTCACCGATGCCGTCATCCGGAACTGGCGGGAGAAGGCCGCCGATCGGCAGACCGTGGTGTTCTGCTCGACCGTCGACCACGCACGCGGCGTGACCGACGCGTTCAACGCCGCCGGCATTGCCGCGGCTCTCGTTCATGGCGAGATGGGCGACGCTGAGCGCAAGACGGCGCTTTCCGCCTATGCCGCCGGTGACATTCAGGTCGTCGTCAATGTCGCCGTGCTGACCGAAGGCTGGGACCACCCGCCAACCTCCTGCGTCGTGCTGCTGCGCCCGTCCTCCTACAAGTCGACCATGATCCAGATGGTCGGGCGGGGCTTGCGCACCGTCGATCCGAACGAGCACCCCGGTATCGTCAAGACCGACTGCGTGGTGCTGGACTTCGGCACCTCCAGCCTGATGCACGGCTCGCTCGAGCAGGAGGTCGACCTTGCCGGACACGAGGCGTCCGGCGATGCACCGACCAGGACCTGCCCGCAATGCGAGGCTGATATTCCGCTCGGTTGCCATGAATGCCCGCTTTGCGGCTTCATCTTCGAGAGCATCGACGGCGGCGGCGACATTCCGCTCGGCGATTTCGTGATGTCGGAAATCGACCTGTTGAAACGCTCCAGCTTCCGCTGGTGCGACCTGTTCGGTGACGATGCCGCACTGATGGCCAACGGGTTCTCCGCATGGGCCGGCGTCTTCTTCCTCAACGGCCGCTGGTATGGCGTAGGCGCCGCAAAAGGGGTCGCGCCGCGTCTGCTGGCCATCGGCGAGCGCATGGTCGGCCTCGCCGCTGCTGACGATTGGCTGAACGAGCACGAGTCCGACGAAAGCGCCCACAAGACCCGACGCTGGTTGTCGCAACCGCCGACGGACCGGCAGCTTGCATACCTCCCGGCCGACTACCGGCACGATTTCGGGCTGACCCGCTATCAGGCGTCGGCGCTGCTCTCCTTCCAGTTCAACCGCAATGCCATCCGCAGCCTCGTCTTCGGTGCGGACGGACAGGATCTGGCGAGGGCAGCATGATGATGGACCCGACCGAAGCCGAACAGGCAGCGATCCGCAGTGCGATGAGGCCGGTCGCCGAGATCATGGAGGAGATCGGCTGGCCGACCCGGTTTGCCGACCTCTCCGAACAGCAGGTGCTCACCCTGATCGAGGTTACCGTCACCGGCTATCAGGATGCGCTACGTGAATACCGAGCCGCCAATCGCGACACCGATCCCGAGGTGCCGTTCTGATGCTGGACTTCAACCACAAGCAAAAACCTGGTGAACGGATCACCGCCCTGATCGATGCCGCCCTCGAGGATGAGCACGCCGCCACGCCGCAGCGCGATTACCTTGGCGGCTCGCGCCTCGGGCACGCCTGCGAGCGCGCCCTTCAGTTCGAGTTCACCGCGACACCGAAGGACGAAGGTGCAGGCTTTTCCGGTCAGGCGCTGCGCATCTTCGCCATCGGCCATGCACTCGAAGATCTGGCCATCCAGTGGCTGCGGGCTGCCGGCTTCGATCTCTACACCCGCAAGGGCCACCGGCCCGATGGTGGCCAGTTCGGTTTTTCGGCTGCGGGCGGACGCATCCGCGGCCATGTCGATGGCATCATTGCCACCGGGCCCGAGGGCTTCGGTCTGGCCGTTCCCGCGCTCTGGGAATGCAAGACCATGAACACAAAGAACTGGCGTGCCTGCGTCAAGGACGGTGTGACGAAATCGAAGCCCGTCTACGCCGCCCAGATCGCCCTCTACCAGGCTTACATGGAAGGCACGGTCCCCGGCATCTCGGCTGCGCCCGCGTTGTTCACCGCCATCAACAAGGACACGGCCGAGCTTCATCACGAACTGGTCCCCTTCGATGCCGCTCTGGCACAGCGCATGTCCGACCGTGGCGTGCGCATCCTGCAGGCGACCGACGCCGGCGAACTGCTGCCCCGAATTGCTGCCAATCGCGACTTCTTCGAATGCCGCTTCTGCCCGTGGGCCAGCCGCTGCTGGGAGTTGCCAGCATGAGCGACGACGACATGCCTGATTCCATCAAACAGCCCGCCACCGGTGAGATCGTCCACTTCAATCCCTGGCGCGACTTCAACGATGCGCCGGCGCAAGTCGACGTGTTCGGCGACGAGCCGGACCCCGAACAGATCGCGCAGTTCATGGACGTGGTCTTCGGTTATTGCGAAGGCCTGATCCCGGTGCGCAGCTTCATCGACAAGGGTCAGGGGTTCGATGGCCGCCCACACAACATCTGGATCGACGCCGATCACACGGTTGCCGACAAGATGGCGACCTTTGCCAACTGGGCCAGCCACGAGGGGGCCGCCGTCTATGTCATCCCCGGCACCGTTGCCGCCAAGGGACAGGCCAAGGCCGCCGATATCCTGCAGATGCAGACGGTGGTGGTCGACATCGACACTGGCGACATTGCCGCCAGGCGCGCCCATCTCGAACGTCATCTTGGAACCCCCACCATGGTGGTGGAAAGCGGCGGCGTAACGCCGGAAGGCCAGCACAAGGCTCATGTCTGGTGGAAGCTGACCGAACCGGCTGAGGGCGAAGACATCGCGCGCATTTGCCGTCTGCGCGGCGATATTGCCGCCAAGGTCGGTGGCGATACGCACTTCCGCTCGGCCCATCAGCCGATCCGCGTCGCAGGCTCGGTCTATTACAAGAACGGTCTCAAGACGCGGGTCCAGATTGTCGAGCTGAACGCGACCATCGAGCGCGATCTCGAAGAGTTCATCGAGGCGGTAACCGACATGCCTCCTGCGCCCGGCATCTCGCTCCAGCCGGACTTTTCCACGCCTGGCAAGCCCGCGGTCGCCGATGTGCTGGTGACACCGGTGCGCGAAGGCGCGCAGGATGACTGGTCACGCTTCGAGGGGGCATCGGCGGCCATCGGCCACTACATTCGCATGGTGCATGACGGCCGGCTGTCGAAGGACGAAGGCTGGCAGGCGATCTGCGAATACAACGCCGCCATGCTGCGCCCGGCCTGGCCGGTGGAGCGCCTGAAGCGCGAGTCCGAGCGGCTCTGGTCCATCCATGTCGACAAACACGGGCCGCCGCTGATCCGCCTCGGCAGTGCAGCGCCTGCGCCGAACGAGCTTCCCACCTTCACGCTCGGCGCACTGCTCGACGACACCAGCCCGATGCCGGGCGACATCATTGCGCCCCGTGTGCTGACGCCGGGCGGTCTCCTCGTGCTGGGCGGCGCACCAAAAGTCGGCAAGAGCGATCTGCTGATCACCTGGCTCGTGTACATGGCGGCGGGCGTGCCCTTTCTCGGGTTCACTCCGTCACGGCCGCTGCGGATCTTCTACCTGCAGGCGGAGATCCAGTATCACTACCTGCGCGAGCGCATGCAGCAGATCGGTCTGCCGCCCGAACTGCTTGCCGCCGCGCGCGACAATCTCGTCGCCACGCCGAAACTGCAGATGCTGCTCGATGACGAGGGCAGCGTGCGGACCGCTACAGCGATCCGACGTGCTTTTCCGGCCGAACCCGTTGACATCATCTGCATCGACCCGATCCGCAATCTCTTCGACGGCGGCCCGGATGGCGGCGGCGAGAACGACAATGCCGCCATGATGTTCTTCCTGAAGGACCGGGTCGAGACCCTGCGCGACCACATCGATCCCGACTGCGGCGTCATCCTCGTCCACCACACGAAGAAGCTGTCGAAGGGCCAGGTGAAGGACGACCCCTTCCTCGCGCTCTCCGGCGCCAGCGCGCTACGCGGCTTCTACACCACCGGCCTCATCCTGCACCGGCCGGACGAGGATTCGTCCCAGCGGCGACTGGAAATCGAGCTGCGCAATGGCCCGGCACTGCCGGCAAAACTCGTCGACAAGGTCAACGGCCGATGGGTCGAGCTCAACCCGATGAACGAGCGGCTGGTCCGTGCGGAGGTCGGTGCAAAACATGATGCTGAGCGCATGCGCAAGGGCGATGTGATCCTGCAGCTCCTCTTCGATGAGGCGGAAAACGGGCACCTCTACACAGCGCTGCAATTTGCCGAAGCGTTCGAGAACAAGGCCGGGCTCGGCGGCAAGGACACGATCCGGGAGCGGATCAGCGTGCTTGCGACCAAGGGCTTCGTAAAATTCGTCCGTGATGGCGCACCGTTCGGCCTGCCCATTTCCAGATCGAAGTTCGGCTACCTCTGCGTCGAAGGCATGAGGTTCCCGACCGGCGAAGACAAGGCCGATGGCGAGACGGGCGAGATCGTGCCCGTTCTGATCCCAGTGCTGCCGAGCACCTACAAATGTCCGCAAAGCGGCGCGGCGCTCCCAGTCGAGAACCCGACCGTATGGGTCTATCCGGAGGATGCCGAATGATCATCTGGCACGATGTCATGCCTTGCGCAGCACTGCGCAGCTTCAAGTTGGGGAAGTTGGGAAATCTGGTTCCAACTACCTGCGCTGTGGCACGTTCGGCCTTGCAGGATCGCGCGCCAGCAAGTTGGGAAGGCCTTTCCCAACTACCTTTGATCCTGCGCGCACCGTTACGCTGTAGCTCGCAGTTTCAAGTTGGGAAGGACGAGTATCTCCCTGACGCCCACAACTTGAATTTCACAAGTTATCACAAGTGGTTAGCCATCAGATCAAGTTGTGGGGGTGAAACCCACCCCCTTCGGGGGTGGGGGAGAACCGCGCCGAGCGGGTTCTCCCACTCCCACCCCCAGGGGGTTCGCGCGCGTGGCCAGTCTCGCCCCGAATATCCCGATCCGACGACGGCGGCCCTGTACCGCCAAGCACCAGACCGCCGTCGTCTTCCACCAAGGCAGCCAATCCCGAAGGAGACCAAACATGGCTGAATCGACTCTGCGCATTGCACGGCACAGCGCAATCCCCGTGCCGCCCGTCGCGATGACACACCACCGCCCCATCCTCGCGCTCGACCTCGGCACCACCACCGGCTGGGCGCTACGTGATGCAGATGGCCTGATCACCAGCGGCACCGTCTCGCTTCGTCCCGGCCGCTTCGATGGAGGTGGCATGCGCTATCTGCGTTTCACCAGCTGGCTGACCGAAATCGACCGGCTGTCGGGGCCAATTGCCGCGATCTGGTTCGAGGAGGTCCGCCGCCATGCCGGAACTGACGCCGCCCATGTCTATGGCGGGCTGATGGCGACGCTCACCGCATGGGCCGAACTGCGCGGCGTGCCCTACGAGGGCGTCCCGGTCGGCACGATCAAGCGCCACGCCTCGGGCAAGGGCAATGCCGACAAGGCCGCCATGGTCGCCGCCGTCCGCGCCCGCGGCTTCCAGCCCGCTGACGACAACGAGGCCGACGCCATCGCCATCCTGCTCTGGGCGATCGATACGAATGGAGGCCTGGCATGACCCGGTCCGCAATCCTCGACCGTGCGGCACAGGTGCTGGACGCCCGCGCCGAAACCTACGGCCCGGCTGCGGCGTCCTTCACCGCCGTCGCCGCGCGCTGGTCGCTCACCCTTGGCCGCACCATCACGCCGGCCGAGGTCGTGCTGTGCATGATCGACCTGAAGATGGTCCGGTTCGCGCACGATCCCCACCATCGTGACAGCCTTGTCGACGTCATCGGCTATGCCGCGCTGTTGCCGGAGGTGCAGTCATGAAGACCATGAAGTTCACACCCCGCGGCTACGGTGGGCACCGCCGTGACGTCGATGAGGTCAAGCGCGACGGTTGGCGCGATCAGGGTTTGCTCGCGGTATCAGTCGACGATCATCGGCTCACCTGGCCCGAGCGCGAGCTGGTCCGGCAACTGGGCGAGCGGCTCTACGGCGCACGCCCCTTGCAGCACGAGGTGCGCAAATGACCGAGTGGACACCCAGTCTCGTCGAGGCGCGTCTCTCTGAAGCCGCATCTGTATTGAAGCGCCTGCCGGAGCCGCGCCGGCAGGGCTATTTCAACACCTGGCCGGACTATTTCTACGAGTTCGCCGATCTGGTGGGACAGGAGCCGCAGCCGATGCGTCTCGTCCCGTCACCTGCTGCCATCAGCCGGATGGAGGAAACGCTCTCCTGGACGGTCGGCCTCGAGCCGACCGACGGCAAGATCATCTGGCTGCGTGCCCATGGCGAGCGCTGGAAGACCATCTGCTGGACCGTCGGGTTGCAGCGCACCGCCGCCCACGAACACTGGCTTTACGCGCTCTGCGTCATTGCCTTCAGGCTTAACGGGCGGCGGTTGGGACGCAACCTGTCGAAGCGCAAGGTGATCGAACTGGCTGGATCGGCGCAGCCCTGAGCATTGCCGAGGAAAGTGTTCGGCGAACACTTTTCGAACGGACAAAACCGGCGGATCGGGGTAGGTTTCGGGCTATCCTCAGGCGAGGCGCACGCGGCCGCTTCCAGATGGGTTTCCGGGTCCTTCCTGGCGAAATTCCTATGCTGGCGGGCGAAGCGCGGCGCATCACCAGCGACAGGCCGAAAATTTTGGGAAGCCACCCCGGTCGGAAGCCATCCCGCATCTTGAAATAATCACGCAGTAACAAACCCTTGGCCGGTGGACTCCGGGGTGGATTTTCTGGACTCCGAAATCCAGCTGGAAGCCGGTGGACTCCGCCAGACGGAATCCACCGACCGGCAATCACCTCTTCATCGACAGGATCGTTCATGACCCTCGCCTTCGCTCCCGAGCGGATCGAGACCTGGTCGCTTGCGCGCCTCGTACCCTACGCGAAGAATGCGAAGGTGCATGGTGCGGACCAGGTCGCGAAGCTCGCCGCCAGCATGACCGAGTTCGGCTGGACCGTGCCCTGTCTTGTCGGCGAGGACGGCGAGTTGATCGCCGGTCACGGTCGCGTGCTGGCTGCCACGCAGCTCGGGCTGACAGAAGCGCCGGTGATCGTGCTGGGCCACCTGACCGAGGCGCAGCGCCGGGCCTACCGCATCGCGGACAACAAGCTGACCGAACTCGGCACCTGGGACGAAGCCCTGCTGTCGGCGGAGCTGAACAATCTGCTGGCGGAGGATTTCGACCTGTCGCTGGTCGGCTTTTCCGATGGCGAACTCGACAAGCTGCTTGCTTTCGTGCCCGAGGGTGCGGGCGAGGAAGATGGTGGTACCGGAGGCTCCGTGCCACCGGTAACCATCCCCGAACCGCCGCGCAATCCGGCGTCGCGGACGGGCGATCTGTGGATCCTCGGCGACCATCGCCTTCTGTGCGGCGACAGCACCAGCCACGACGATGTGCGCCGTCTGATGAACGGCGAGCGGGCGATCCTGTTCGCGACCGATCCACCCTATCTGGTTGACTACGACGGTTCGAACCATCCGACCCGCAACAAGGATTGGTCGGCGTCCTACGGCACGACCTGGGACGACAGTTCTCAGGGCGCGGAGCTCTACGACGGCTTCATCAGCGCCGCGGTCGCCGAGGCGATCACCGAGGACGCGGCCTGGTATTGCTGGCATGCCTCGCGCCGCCAGGCGATGCTTGAGGCCTGCTGGCAGAAGGCCGGGGCCTTCGTGCACCAGCAGATCATCTGGGTGAAGGACCGCGGGGTTCTGACCCGCTCCCATTACCTCTGGAAGCACGAGCCCTGTTTCATGGGCTGGCGGCGTCCGAACCGCCCGCCCAAGGTCGCAGAGGGAACGCTGCCGTCGACATGGGCGTTGCCGAGCTTCGCCAAGGACGACCGGCCTGACCATCCGACGCCGAAGCCGCTCGACGCCTTCGGGATCCCGATGCGCCAGCATGTCGCGCGGGGCGGGCTCTGCTACGAGCCGTTCTCCGGCTCCGGCTCGCAGATCATGGCGGGCGAGGCCAACGGCCGCCGCGTCTTCGCGATGGAGATCAGCCCCGCCTATGTCGATGTCGCCGTGGAACGCTGGCAAGTCGAAACGGGCAAGGACGCGGTCCTCGACGGCGACGGCAGGACCTTCGCGCAGGTGAAGGCCGGGCGATTGGTCGACAATGCCAAAGCCCCCGCCGATCTTCCGGGCGGGGACGCCGCTCCAGCCACGGACGCCGCCCCCAAACCGGCGGGCAAGCGTAGAGCCGCCGCGTGACATGCATGACCTGGCTTTACCTTCCTCCGGACGCGCTTCCGGGGCCGGCGACGCATGCCTCTTCGGCCTCTCCCTCTGCTCCGGCGCGGGCGGGCTCGACCTCGGGCTCGCCATCGCCATCCCCGGATATCGTGCTGTGGGCCATGTCGAACGGGAAACCTACGCCGCAGCCATTCTCGTGGCGCGGATGGAAGACGCGGCCCTGGATCAAGCACCTGTCTGGGACGACATTGCCAGTTTCGACGGCCGCCCTTGGCGTGGCGCGGTGGACATCGTCACTGCAGGCTATCCGTGCCAGCCGTTCTCCGTTGCTGGCAAGCGCCGGGGCGCCGACGATCCGCGCCACCTCTGGCCGCATGTCGCCCGCATCATCGGTGAGGTCGAGCCGCCCTTCGTGTTCCTCGAGAATGTCGCCCATCATCTCCGCCTCGGCTTCCCCGAAGTCGCCGGCGGTCTGGTCGGCATGGGCTACAAGCTTGCGGCAGGCCTCTTCACTGCGGCGGAAGTCGGCGCGCCCCACAGGCGCGAGCGGCTGTTCATCCTCGCCATCCGCGAAGGAGACGAACTGGCCGACCCCACGCGCCTGCTCTGGCACCCGCTCGAGTGGCGGCAACCGCACCGAGATGCTGCGCCTGTGGCCAACGCCGCAGATCGACAGTTTTCGCAGCCGTGGCGGCGAGCGAAAGGACGAGAAGGGCCTGGACCGCATGGCGCGGGACTGGCCGACGCCGATGGCGAACGATGGCTGCAAGCCGAGCGCGGGCAACAGGCGGACGGCCGACCTGACCCATGCGGCGGGCCTATGGATGACACCGACGGCGCGCGATCACAAGGACGGGGCGACGAGCCTTGCGAACACGCCGGTGAATGGCTTGCTTGGCCGCCAGGTCCTCACGACGCCAATGGCTGGCAGCAATATCTGCGAGCAGCGCCGGACGTTGAACCCGCTGTTCGTCGAGGCGCTGATGGGCTGGCCCACCGGGTGGACCGGCTTCGGCTCTGTGGCAACGGAGTGGTCCCCCTGGTTGCGGCGCATGCGCTCAGAACTCTCGCGGCTGAATTGATCACCGATGGAACGGGTGTTGAATGACGAGTTGGGCAATCCATGAAGTGGCGGCCGCGTGCTGTCTGACCGAACATGAAATCAGCGCATGGATCTCGCGTGGTCATTTCAAGCCGTCCGTAGCTGTCCGACCCGGTCAGCGTCGACAGTTCGACTGGCGCGATCTCACATGCCTCGCAGTCATGAACGCGCTGCGCAAGCATTCGTTATTGATCCACGGGATGGCGCCGATCATCACCGACCTGCGCGCTGATCTCGCCGGGATGAACGACATCTCCGAAATCTCGGGCCGGACCTTCTTCTTCGCTGACTGGGGTAAGAACCAACCTAGCCAGACAGTCGGGCTGGTCACCGAATCTGATCTCGTCGCGGTGCTGAGGCAGCGTCCCAAGACCGTGATCATCGTGGACGTTGCGGCCGTGTACCGTGATGCTGCAAGTGCAATTCCCGCCGGGACGACCACGGGAGGTGCCGCGCAGTGAAGCAGAGCCGGATCATGTCGCTGGCCGAGGCCGTCGCCAATGTGATCGTCGGCTATGGCATCGCGGTCGCAACGCAGCTGCTGGTCTTTCCGTGGTTCGGCTTGCCCGCGCGTCTTGACGATGCGCTGGCGATTGGTGCGATCTTCACCGGGGTGTCGATCGTGCGTTCCTATACGTTACGGCGTATCTTCGAGGCGATCCGGATCGGCGTGGGCGCTGGCAGCGATCGCACCGGCGCCATTGCCGGAAAGGTCAGTCGCGCCAATAATTGTTGGCGGCGGCAACCGTCTGGAAATGGATGGCGATCACCTGCGAGGAAGCGATGAGCTGGGTGCTGTCCTGCTCATAGGCTGCGCGCAGCTTGTCGCGGATTTCCGCCGAGGGTTGCGTGACCTTGACGCCGACGCGCGCCAGCTTGGTGGCGAGTTCAAAGCCTTCCTGCGGCGTCGCGGTCTTGAGTGAGGGAAGCCAGGTTTCGGCCATGATGAGTTCCTCTTGTTTGGTGGCGAGACTGCCAGCTTATCGATGAAATCCTTTCCTTCAATCCGTCGGCAACAGAAAACGCCGCCCGACGAACCGGACGGCGCTTGCCATGCTTTGAATGGTCAGTCGCGAATGGAATAGACCCGCCCGCGCCCCTCGAACTTCTCCGAGGTCACGTCGAGGCCGAGCTTCTTCTTCAGCGCCCCGGCCATGGCGCCCCTCGCGGTGTGTGGCAACCATCCCGTAGCGGCAACGATCTCGGCAAGGGTTGCTCCCTCGGGCGCGCGCAGCATGGCGATGAGCGTTGCTTGCTTGGTACCCTCGCGGGGTGTCCGCACCTTTGCGTCAGCGGGCGCCGTGGACGCGCTGTCGGTCGGGGTGGCGTCATGGTCCGCGCCGCCAGCCGAAGCGCCCGTATCGCCAGCTGTTGCGGAACAGGGCGCGTCTGGTTCGGGCACCTCGTCGGGTGAAATGCCGATGGCGGCAAGGCCCGCGTCGGTGATGACCAGCGTGACGCCGTGACCGTCACTGGTCTCGCGCCAGACGGGGTCACTCAGATGCGGCTGGAAGGCGATGCGGCGCGCCTCGACCTCTTCGAGCAGGCCCTTTGCAATCATGGTGTCGACCACCTTGGTTGCAGCGCCGCCTTTCAGATTGGCCGGCAGTGGCAGGGCAATGCGGTCGTCGCGCTGGGCGGCGGCGCTGAGAATGATGAGTTGGGTATCGGAAAGCTGAGCCATGGTGGCCTCCGTATTCGGGCGCGCGGGATGCGGGCCCTTCTACGAGGCCAAGCCCGCCAGTCGGCGGGCGAGACCGGCGAATGGTGGTGCTACTCGGCGTATTCGCCTTCATGGAAGGCGCTGTCGCAGATCTCGCGCAGCCTGGCGCGGTAGTGATCCAGCGTGCCGACATGGCCCCAGTTGATCTGGTCGGGGTCGGTATTGAAATGGTCGTCGCTCAGCGCCTGCAAGCGGGTGAGCATGCCGTCGATCTCGAGCTTGGCGGAAATGAAGGCGTCGATGGCTGTTCTGGCGTTCGTCATGGCGTGGTCCTTTCTGCTCGCGCTCACACTCATGCTCTGATCGGCGGGATCATCAACTGAATAAGCCGATCATTTTGTTGCTGTTTTCGTGCCGATCGTGAGCCGGAGAGAGAGTGCACATGCAGGGCATGAGCGAGCGCCAGTATGCCGCCCATGCCGGCCTGTCGCGGGGCGCGATCCAGAAGGCGAAGACGGGCGAACGGCTGGTTCTTTATCCAGATGGCAGCATCGATGCGGCGGCTTCCGACCGGCGTCGGGCCGAGGCGACCGACCCATCGAAGACCAGGAAACCGCCCCAGCCGAAACTGAAGCCCGTGCCCGAGGCGGCCGTGACTGCCGTCGGCGACACGCTCCGCGAACAGGGCCTGGCGGTTCCGGCAGTCGGCGGCGGCACGACCTTCCTGCAGGCGAAGACGGCGAACGAGGTGCTGAAGGCGCAGGAGCGGCGCATCCGGCTTCAGAAGCTGAAGGGGGAGTTGATCGAGCGGGCCCGCGCGCTGGCGCTGGTGTTCCGCCTGGCGCGCGAGGAACGGGACGCCTGGGTGAACTGGCCTGCACGCGCGGCGGCGCTGATGGCGGCCGAGCTCTCGGCCTCGTGCAGCGAGGCGACGGGTCAGCAGATCACCGTGGAGCCAGCCGCGATGCAGAAGGTCCTGGAGAAACATGTACGCGCCCACCTCGACGAACTCGCCGAGGTCCGGCCCGACTTCCGGTGACGATGATGGCCTGACGGACTTCGACGGCGCGGGCGAGATCCTGCGCGCCTGGGGCAACGGGCTGCGGCCCGACCCGGACCTGACCGTCTCGGAATGGGCGGACCGGCACCGGATGCTCTCGGGCCGCGCCTCGGCCGAACCCGGTCGGTATCGCACGGTGCGCACGCCCTATATGCGCGAGATCATGGATCGGCTGTCGCCCGGCGATCCCACGCAGCGGATCGTGTTCATGAAGGCCGCACAGGTCGGCGCGACCGAGGCGGGCAACAACTGGATCGGGTTCGCCATCCACCAGGCGCCGGGGCCGATGCTGGCGGTCCAGCCAACGGTGGAACTGGCCAAGCGCAACTCGGGCCAGCGGATCGACCCGCTGATCGACGAAAGCCCGGAGCTGCGGGAGCGGGTGAAGCCCGCGCGATCCCGCGATGCGGGCAACACCATGCTGTCGAAGGAGTTCGCGGGCGGCATCCTGATCATGACCGGGGCGAACTCGGCGGTCGGGCTGCGCTCGACCCCGGCGCGCTACATCTTCCTCGACGAGGTCGATGCCTATCCGGCCTCGGCCGACGAGGAAGGCGATCCGGTCACGCTGGCCGAGGCGCGCTCGCTGACCTTCGCCCATCGGCGCAAGGTGCTGCTGGTCTCGACGCCCACGATCCGGGGGCTGTCGCGCATCGAGCGCGAGTTCGAGGCGTCCGACCAGCGGCGGTTCTTCGTGCCGTGCCCGCATTGCGGCACGATGCAGTGGCTGAAGTTCGACCGGCTGCGTTGGCAGAAGGGCCGTCCCGAGACGGCGGAATATCACTGCGAAGGCTGCGACGCGGCAATCGCGGAGCACCACAAGACGGCCATGCTGGAGGGCGGCGAATGGCGGGCGACTGCCACGGCGGCCGATCCGACCACGGTCGGGTATCACCTCTCGGCGCTCTATTCGCCAGTGGGCTGGCTGAGCTGGGAGCGGATCGTGCGGGCATGGGACGCGGCCCAAGGGTCGGACGAGGCGATCAAGGCCTTCCGCAACACCATCCTCGGCGAGACCTGGGTCGAGACCGGCGAGGCTCCGGACTGGCAGCGGCTCTACGACCGGCGCGAGCGCTGGACCTCCGGCACCGTGCCAGCGGGCGGGCTATTCCTCACGGCCGGGGCCGACGTGCAGAAGGACCGGATCGAGGTCGATGTCTGGGCCTGGGCGCGCGGTCTTGAGTCGTGGCTCGTCGATCACGTCGTCATCGAGGGCGGGCCCGACCGGCCTGACGCATGGTCGGAACTGACCGCACTGCTCGACCGGTCCTGGCCGCATGAACGCGGCGCGCATCTTCGGATCGCGCGGCTCGCCGTCGACACGGGCTACGAGGCCCCGGCGGTCTATTCCTGGTCGCGGGCGCAGGGGTTTGGGCAGGTGTCGCCGGTGAAGGGTGTCGAGGGGTTCAACCGCTCGAGCCCGGTGTCCGGCCCGACCTTCGTCGATGCGACCGAAGGCGGCAAACGCCTGCGGCGTGGCGCGCGGCTCTGGACCGTGGCGGTGTCGACCTTCAAGGCCGAGACCTATCGCTTCCTGCGGCTGGCGCGGCCGACCGAGGAGGACATTGCCAATGGGGCGGCGTTCCCACCCGGCTCGGTGCATCTGCCGCACTGGGTCGAGAACGAATGGCTGAGGCAGTTCGTGGCCGAGCAACTGGTTACGGTGCGCACCAAGCGCGGCTTCGCCCGGCTCGAATGGCAGAAGCTGCGCGAGCGCAACGAGGCCTTGGATTGCCGGGTCTATGCCCGCGCCGCCGCCTGGATCGCGGGCGCGGACCGCTGGCCCGACGAGAAATGGCGCGACCTCGAGGATCAGCTCGGGGCAGCCCCCACCGATAACGATCCCGCCGGGCAGATCAACCGGCAAGGACAGGCTCCGAGGGCCAAGCGCCGCTCCGACTGGCTCGGACGGCGGGAAGGATGGTTCTAGACATGACCGACTGGACGGAAACCGAGCTCTCGGCGCTGCGCCGGGCCTATGCCAGTGGCACGACCCGGGTCAGCTACGATGGAAAATCGGTCGACTACGGCTCGGCCGAGGATCTGCTTGCCCGCATCCGCACCATCGAGCTCGCCATCGCGGGAGCGACACGGCCGCTGCCGGTGGCCGGGCTCGCGGGCTTCTCGCGCGGGGACCGGTGATGTCGGCCAATTGGTTCGATCACGCCATCGCCACGGTGGCGCCGCGCATGGCGGCCCGCCGCGTGATGGCGCGTCACGCCTTCGAGACCCTGACGCGCAGCTATGATGGGGCGGCGCGGGGGCGGCGGACCGAGGGCTGGCGCGCGCCCGGGTCTTCGGCCGATACCGAGATCGGCATCGCCGGGGCGCTGCTGCGCGACCGGATGCGCGATCTGGTGCGCAACAATCCGCACGCCGCCAAGGCCGTGGCGGTGCTGGTCAACAACATCATCGGCGCAGGCATCATGCCGCGCGCCGCCAGTGGCGACGACAAGCTGGATCGGAAGGTCGATGCCCTCTTCGAACGCTGGACGGGGGACTGCGACGCCGACGGCCAGCTCGACTTCTACGGGCTGCAGACGCTGATCTGCCGCGAGATGGTGGAGGCGGGCGAGGTGCTGGTGCGCCGCCGCCTGCGGCGATCCTCTGACGGGCTGGTCGTGCCGCTGCAATTGCAGGTGCTGGAGGCCGACTTCCTCGACGCCACGAAATCCGGCGTCCTCGGCGCTGGTCGTCTCGTCCAGGGGATCGAGTTCGACCCGGTCGGCAAGCGCCGGGCCTACTGGCTGCACGCCGAGCACCCGGGCGACGCCTATGGCGCCCTGCAGAACGGGCTGCAGAGCCGCCCGGTCCCGGCGAGCGAGATCGCCCATGTCTACGAGAAGCAGCGCACGCAGGCGCGCGGCGTTCCCTGGGGTGCGCCGGTGATCCGGTCGTTGCGGGATCTCGACGATTACGAGGTGGCGGAACTGGTCCGCAAGAAGACCGAAGCCTGCGTCACCGCCATCGTCTTCGGCGATGACGAGGCACAGCAGGGCATCGCGCCGTCCGTGGTCGATGCAGATGGAAACCGCGTGGAGCAGTTCGAGCCCGGCCTCATCGCCTATGCCCGCGGCGGCAAGGACATCCGCTTCAACCAGCCGTCGGCCACCGGCGGCTACGGGGAATACAAGCGCGCCAGCCTGCACACGATCTCGGCCGGGTTCCGGGTGCCCTACGAGCTGCTGACCGGGGATCTCAGCCAGGTCAACTACTCCTCGATCCGCGCCGGGCTCGTCGAATTCCGCCGCATGATCGATGCTGTCCAGTGGCAGCTGTTCATTCCGATGTTCTGCGCGCCGGTCTGGCGCTGGTTCACGGAAGGAGCATGGGCGGCAGGCCTGATCCCGGTACCTGACGTGCCGGTCGAATGGTCGCCACCGAAGTTCGATGCCGTCGATCCCTACAAGGACGCGATGGCCGATCTGCTGGCGATCCGTTCGGGCACCATGACGCTGGCGCAGGCCATCTCGCGGCAAGGCCACAACCCGGATGCCGTGCTTGCCGAGATCGCCGCGACCAACGCGAAACTCGACGAACTGGGCCTCGTTCTCGACAGCGATCCCCGCCGCGTCACCAAGACCGGCAGCGCACAGACGGTCGATCCTGCTGCATCGCCATCTGAAACAGAGAAGGAATAGGGCCATGCCCGACACGATCGTTTCCGCGCCGGCATCGCTGCCGATGCAGACGCGGCGAGAACCCATTGCGCCATCGTCCGTCAATCCCGAGACACGCTCCGTCGATGTCGTCTTCACCACCGGCGCTCCGGTACGTCGCCGGCGCTGGACCGGCTGGGACACATCCGTTCCCTTCGACGAGATCCTCGAGGTCAGTGAGCGCGCCGTTGATCTGTCGCGTCTCAATGCCGGTGCGCCGGCGCTCGACAGCCATTCGGTCTGGTCGTCCTTCTCGCAGGTCGGCGTCGTTGAACGCGCCTGGATCGAGGGCAAGGAAGGCAAGGCCACGATCCGTTTCCCGCGCGAAGGGCTGGATCAGGCCGCCGACCGCATGTTCGGCCTGATCAGCGACGGCATCATCCGCAATGTCTCGGTCGGCTATTCGATCGACCGCGCCAAGGTCGTCGAGGCCGAGAAGAAGGGCGACGTCGAACAGCGCATCGTCGAACGCTGGACGCCGCTCGAGGTCAGCTTCGTCACCGTTCCCGCCGATCCGCGTGCGCAGGTGCGCGCCGCCGACCAGACCAGCTATCCGATCGAAATCATCGCAACCCGCTCGAACAAGGAGGCCTTTATGCCCGAGAGCACGACTGTCGCAGCGGGAGATGATCCCGCCATCATCGAAACCCGCAACCCGCCCCTTCAGGCTGCGACACCGGACAAACCCGATGCGACCGAGGTCCGTGACCAGCCGAAGACGCAGGCCGCTCCCGCGCCCGACACCGAGGCTGTCGCCACGCGCGCCCGCGAGGCTGAGCGCGAGCGGGTCTCCACCATCTACGATCTGGCGGGCCGTCTCGACCTCGAGCGCAGCTTCGCCGAGGATCTGGTGAAGCGTGGCGTCAGTATGGACGAGGCCCGCCGTCTGATCCTCGATCAGGTCGCCGTGAAGTCGGATGAGGCCCGGACCTTCGGTCAGGTGTCGATCCCGCTCGGCGGCAGGGACGAGCGCATTACCCGCCGCGACGCCGTGGCGAACGCGCTGCTGCACCGCTACAGCCCGACGCTGTTCCCGCTGGAAGACGCCGCGCGCCAGTATCGCGGCATGACCCTGCTGGAACTCGCCCGCGAAAGCCTCGGCAATGCCGGGGTCAATACGCGGGGCCTGTCGCGCGACGAGGTGGCCACGCGCGCCCTGCATTCGACCTCCGACTTCCCCGAGATCCTGTCGGCGGTCACCAACAAGACCCTGCGCCAGGCCTACGAGGCCTATCCCCGCACCTTCATGCTGTTCTGCCGCCAGGTGCTCGCCACCGACTTCAAGTCCATGCACCGGGTGCAACTCGGCGAGGCGCCGCAGCTGCTCGAGGTTGGCGAGAGCGGCGAGTTCAAGCGCGGCACGCTCGGCGAGAGCAAGGAGAGCTACAAGGTCAAGACCTATGGCCGGGTCGTCGCCATCACCCGCCAGGTGCTGATCAATGACGATCTCGACGCCTTCACCCGCATCCCGGCGATGTACGGGAACTCCATCGCACAACTGGAGTCGGACGTGGTCTGGGGCATCATCACGTCGAACCCGGCCATGGCCGACGGCACGGCACTGTTCCACGCCAATCACAAGAACCTTTCTGGCACGGGTGCGGCGCTGGACGTCACCAGCGTCGGAGCGGCCCGGGCGGCGATGGCGAAACAGACCGGGCTCGACAAGAAGACGGTGCTCAACATCCGCCCCGCCTTCCTGATCGTTCCTGCCTCGCTGGAGCTGAAGGCCGAGCAACTGGTCGCCCAGAACCTGATCCCCGCTGCAAGCGCGAACGTGGTGCCGCAGTCGATCCGCACCCTCGCGCCGATCAGCGAGCCCCGGCTCGACGCTGCCAGCGAGACCGCCTGGTATCTGGCGGCGAGCCCCAACCAGATCGACACCATCGAGTACGCCTATCTCGAAGGTCAGCAAGGCGCCTATATCGAGACCCGCAATGGCTTCGATGTCGACGGCGTCGAGATCAAGTGCCGCCTCGACTTCGGCGCCAAGGCCATCGACTGGCGCGGCCTCTATAAAAATCCGGGCGCGTAACAGCCGGACACTCCTTCCATGAACCCGAACCGGCGGGCGGTCCAATCGGGCCGCCCTTCGTCTTTCCACGAGGACCATCCCCATGAAAAATTTCGTCCAACCGGGTGCCACCATCACCCTGACCGCGCCCTCTGCCGTTGCATCCGGCGACGGCCTGCTGGTCGGCTCCATCTTCGGCATCGCCTCCACCGATGCTGCCAGCGGCGAAAGCGTCGAAACCGCACTCGTCGGCGTGTTCGACCTGAAAAAGACCGCCAGCCAGGCATGGTCCACCGGTGACAAGATCTATTGGGACAATACCGCCAGGGAAGCGACCAAGACCGCGACCGCCAACACGCTGATCGGTGTTGCCGTTGCGGCGGTCGCCGGTGGCGCTGGCGACACCATCGGCCGGGTCCGGTTGAACGGCTCGTTCTGATGAGTGCTTTTGCCGCCGCCGTCGATCTGCTCTTTGCCGATCCCAATATCGGCAGGGATGCGGTCCATACGCCGGATGGCGGCACGCCAGTGCCGGTGCGCATCATCGTCCGACGGGCGGACGAGGTCACCGGTTTCGGCGAAGCGCGGCTTTGGTCAGAAACCACCCGCATCGACCTGCGCGTGGCCGAGGTGGCGAACCCGCGGCCCGGCGACAGGATCGACATCGGTGGTGATGCCTTCCTCATCCAGGGCGAGCCCATCCGCGACCGGGAGCGGCTGGTCTGGACCGTGGATCTGAGGCCCGCATGAGGCTCGGCATCAGCATTGTCGGCGATATCGCGCGTATCATGGAAGCCGAAACCCGCGCTGGCGAAAGGGCGGTCTCGGCGGCAATGCGCGAAGCCGGTACCAGTCTCAAGGCCGCCTGGCGCGCGCAGATCACCGGCGCCGGGCTGGGGAGCCGGCTCGCCCGGACCATCCGTTCCGCGCAGTATCCGAAAGGCCGACCGAGCCTCAATGCGGCAGCGCTGGTCTGGTCCAAGGCGCCGGTCATTGTCGGCGCGCATGATACCGGCCCGCTGATCCGTTCGAAGGCCGGGTTCTGGCTGGCGATCCCGGTGCCCGAAGCTGGAAAATCCATACGGGGCGGCCGCATCAGTCCCGGCGAATGGGAGCGTCGTACCGGCATGCGCCTGCGCTTCGTCTATCGCCGCACCGGCCCAAGCCTGCTGGTGGCCGACAATGTTCGTGTCAGCAAGTCCGGCCGCGTGCGTGAAAACATCACCCGCCACAAGGATGGCCGCGTCTCCAGCCGGTTGCAAGGCCAGGCGACGGCCGTGATGTTCCTGCTGGTGCCGCAGGTGAAACTGCCCAAGCGTCTCGATCTGGCGCGCGATGCTCGGGCGGTCGGGAATGCCTTGCCGAGGATGATCGTCGCGAACTGGGAGGAAACCCAGTAAAGATCATCCTTTTTCGGAATCCGTGTCGTCACGCTCCTCGCGCTGTCGCTTGGACGGTTGCTGCGTGTTCAGGTATTCTTCCTGCAAGCGGTCAGTCTCAGCCTCAATCTGAGCCCGGCGGCCGGGATCGAGCGTAGCGAGCTTGTCCTGAAGGCTGCGACCCATGAGCATCATCCTTTCTACCGGAACCATGCCAGACTAGCGTTGCGGCAGTCTCTACAAACCAGTCTTTGGGGGCCGCAGTCGACATCCGTGGGGCATTGGCATATATTGCCATAGCATATGACGGAGACTCGCATGGCCACCCGCAATGTCGTTCTGACCGATACTCAATCTGCACTGGTCGACCGGCTGGTGGCGTCGGGGCGTTACCAGAACGCCTCGGAAGCCCTGCGTGCGGGGCTGCGCCTGCTTGAGCGCGAGGAAGCCGAGCTTGGCGATTTGCGGGCCCGGTTGATGACAGGCCTCGAACAGGCCCGGCGTGGCGATCTGGCCGAGGGCAGTGGCGAGGACGCGATCCGTCGTGCGTTTGCCGCCGCCCATTCGCATTCCTGATGCCGAAGCCCTGGCGGCTGACACGGGCAGCGGAAGCATCGCTCATCGAGATCGCGCACTGGACCCTCGAGACCTTCGGTCCTCGGCAGGCGGCGGCCTATGAGGAGGACCTGATCGCCCGCTGTGAGGAGATTGCAGCCGGTGCGGCCATGTCGCAAGACTGCCGCCGGATCATCGACCCGGGGCTGCCCGAGGATCTGCGCTTCGCACGCTGCGGCCAGCATTTCGTCATCTTTGTCGAGGACGCCGAGCAGGTGATCATCATCGATTTTCTGCACGCCCGCTCGGACCTGCCGCGGCGGCTCGAAGCCCTCTCGGAACCGAAGCCCGACAGGGACCACTGAAGCCGGGCTGGCCCCGGCAAACCGGGACCATCATGCCGACCACCCGCGAAACCATCCTCGCCGCGCTGCACACGCGGCTTTCGGCGCTGCCCGCCACCGCGCTGCGTGGTGAGGTCCTGCCCGAGCGTGTGCCGGCAGCCGGGCTGCTGATCCTGCGCGACGGCGATCCAGGTGAGCCAGAGGTGACGCTGTCGCCCTTGCGCTATCACTACCAGCACCGCGCCGAGATCGAAGCGGTCGTGCAAGGTGTGAACCGCGACACGACCTTCGACACGCTCTGCGCCAGCATCGGTGCGACACTTGCCGCCGACCGCACGCTCGGCGGGCTCTGCGACTGGGTGGGCGCGGAAGCGCCGCAGCCGGTCGATCTGCCGGTCGAGGGCGCGGCCAGCCTGAAGGCCGCCGTGATCCCGGTGGTGCTGCATTATTCCACGGCCGACCCACTCGGCTGAACCCGACAACATCTGACAGGGACAAGATCATGGCACGAGCCCAAGGGGCGCGGGCGCGGATGGCGCTCGCGTTCGAGACCACCTATGGCACACCGCCCGGCAGCGGCTACACGAGGATGCCGTTTGCAAGCACGACGCTCGGGTCGGAGCAGCCACTGCTGAACTCGGAACTGCTCGGCTATGGCCGCGATCCTCTGGCGCCGGTCAAGGACGCGGTGACCGCCGATGGCGATGTGGTGGTGCCGATCGACGCAGCGGCTTTCGGCTTCTGGCTGAAGGCGGCCTTCGGCGATCCCACCACCACCGGCACCGCGCCCGGACCATTCACGCATACGTTCCAGTCCGGATCGTGGACACTGCCGTCGATGGCAATCGAGACCGGCATGCCCGAGGTGCCGCGCTATGCGATGTATTCCGGCGTGGTGCTCGATCAGCTGACCTGGCAGATGCAGCGCTCCGGCCTGCTCACGGCCACCGCGCGGCTGGTGGCGCAAGGCGAGACGGTCAACACCACCTCGCAGGCCGGCACGCCGACCGAGCTGGACCTCATCCGTTTCGGTCACTTCAACGGCTCGATCAAGCGCAACGGCACCGCCTTGGGCAACGTGATCTCGACCGAGATCACCTATGCCAACAATCTCGACCGCATCGAGACCATTCGCGCCGACGGCATGATCGACGGCGCCGATCCGTCCATTTCCGCGCTCACCGGCCGCACCGAGGTGCGCTTCGCCGACAGCACATTGGTGACGCAGGCCATCAACGGCACGCCGTGCGAACTGGAATTCTCCTACACGCTCATCTCCGGCGAGAGCCTGACCTTCACGGCGCATGCCGTTTATCTGCCGCGGCCGCGGATCGAGATTTCCGGACCGCAGGGCGTGCAGGCCTCGTTCGACTGGCAGGCCGCGCGCGACGCCACGCTCGGACGCATGTGCACCGCCGTTCTCGTCAATGATGTGGAGGACTACTGACCATGATCCGTCTCGATCTTTCCACCACCCCCCGCTGGCTCGACCTCGGCCATGGTCTGCGCCTGCAGGTTCTGCCGGTGACCACGGCCATCATGGTCGCTGCCCGCAACGATCCCGACGTCGAAGCGCTGCCAAAGAACGCCAGCCAGGAGCAGATGGCGGTGGTCATGGCCAAGGCCGTCGCCCGGCGCGTGGTGACGGATTGGGAAGGCGTCGGCGATGCCAACGGCAAGCCCGTTCCCGTCACGCCGGAAGGCATCGACGCGCTTCTCGACATCTGGCCGATATTCGAGACCTTCCAGACCCGCTGCCTTGCACCACATCTGATGCTGGACGCGGAAAAAAACGTCTCATCGCCCTTGCCGAATGGCACTTCGGCGGGGGCGAAAGCTATTGCGCGGCCTGCGAAGGCGCGTGCGAAGGCTGCCCGGCACGGCTGAACCATCCGGAAACTCCGGAAGGTTGGCAGGTCTGGGACCTCGTCCTGCGCCTGACCGGACAGTTGCGCGTTGCCGGCGGCATGGGCGCCACGGTTGTCATCGGCTGGGACATGACGGCGGCGCTCGCCATGGCGCGGGCGCTTGGGATCGATCCGCTGGTCGCCGCCGAATGCCTGCCCGGGATCGAGGCGGTGATGGTGCGCAAGCTCAACGAACAGATGGCGGCCGAACGCGGCTGACCCGACGAGGTTCAATTCAATCATGGCCGAAAAGCGCGTCTCCGTCCGGCTCGTTGCCGAGGGCGGTCGGCTGGTCAGGTCCGAGTTTCAGGGCGTCGGCGAGGCTGGCGAAGCCAGCTTCAAGCGCATCGAGAAACAGGCCGACATCACCGGCAAGGTCGTCCGCCGCGTCATGGGCGTCCTCGGCGCGGCGATCAGCGTCCAGCAGCTTGTCACCTATACCAACAGCTGGACCGATCTGCGCTCGCGGGTCGATCTGGCCACCGGCAGCCAGGAAAAGGGCGCAGCCGTCATGGAGCGGCTCGCGACCATGGCGCGGCGCACCTATTCCGGCATCGAACAGACGACCGAGTCCTGGCTCGCGAATGCCACGGCACTCAGGGAGCTCGGGCTGTCGACGAAGGAAAGCCTCGCATTCACCGAGGCGCTCAACAATGCCATGGTGGTGTCGGGCGCCAAGGGCGAACGGGCGGCCTCGGTGCAGAATGCGCTGTCCAAGGCTATGGCGCTCGGCAAACTCTCCGGCGACAACCTCAACACGGTGATTGCCAGCGGCGGCCGGGTCGCCGAGTTGCTGGCGGCGGAGCTGGGCGTCAATGTCAATCAGCTGCGTGAGTTGGGAGCCGAAGGCACGATCACCGGCAACGTCATCCGGCGCGCACTGGTCGGCAATCTCGAACGCCTGCGCGAGGAAGCCGATAGCATGCCGGCCACCATCGGCGATGCCTTCACGCTGCTGTCCAATGCCGCCCTGCAACTGGTCGGCTCCTGGGACACCATGGCGGGCGCTTCGTCCCTGGTGGCGGGAGCAATCATCCTGCTTGCCGACAATCTCGAACACCTGGCCGCCATCGGTGTCGCCTTCGCCGGCTTCATGGCCGGACGCTGGGTTGCAGCCTTCGTTGCGGCGCGGATTGCCACCTTCAGCCTGTCGGGCGCACTGGCGCTGCTGCGCGGCGCCATCATCCGCACCGGCATCGGCGCGCTGATTGTCGCTGCCGGCGAGCTGATCTACTGGTTCGGCCAGCTGGTGAAAGGCGCCGGCGGTTTCGGGCGCGCGCTCGAGCTGATGGGCAATCTGGCCGGCGCCGTCTGGGATGGCATCAAGGCGGTTGCTTCCTCCTTCGTCGACGATTTTCGTTCGATCAAGGCCAGCGTCGAACAGCTCTGGCTCAAGCTGATGGCGTTCCTGTCGAACAAATGGGCCGACTTTCTCGCCACGATCGGCCCGACCTTCAACAATGTCGCCGAAACACTCGGCACGGATGCCCGGATCGACTGGTTCAGGGCGCAGTCCTACGCCTCGATGCTCGACCATGCCGTCAGCAATGCCGGCGTCATGGCGGATCGCTATCGTCAGCGAGCCCAGGACACGCGCGCTCATGCTTTCGACGCCGTCGGCCCCGCAGCACAGGCGCTTGGCGACGCCATCAAGGGTGCTGACAGCGCCGCATCGCTCGATGATGCCGCAGCAGCGGCTGGCCATGTAACCGATGCGCTCGACCGTTCGGCGGCGGCTGCAAAGAAGGCCGGCAAGGCCAACAAGAAGGCGTCGGATGAGGCTGTCACCGGCTGGGATGCGGTGGTCAAAAGCCTCACCGACTATGCAACCAAAGCCCGCGACATTGGTGCCGATGTCGGCAATGCACTGGTCAATGCGTTTCAGGGGGCGGAAAATGCGATTGGCGAATTCGTCAAAACCGGCAAGCTGAAGTTCGGTGATCTGGTCACATCGCTCATTGCCGACCTCGCCAAGCTCGCCGCCCGACGCTTCATCCTCGGTCCCATTGCCAATGCGCTCTCCGGCGTTCTCGGCAGCGCGGGCGGACTGTTCGCCAACATCCTGCATGCCGGCGGTGTGGTCGGCGCATCCGGTCCCGGTCGCATGGTGACGGCCATGGCCTTTGCTGGCGCGCCCCGCATGCATTCGGGCGGCTGGGCGGGTCTGAGGCCCGACGAGGTGCCAGCCATCCTGCAGCGCGGTGAGCGGGTGCTCTCCCGTCGTGAGGCAGCAGCGGCGGCGCGGGGCGTATCCGCTCCGACCGTCAATATCACGATCAACGCCCGCGATGCCGAGAGCTTCCGACAATCGCGCACGCAGGTCGCCGCCGACATAGCGCGTGCGGTGTCGCTCGGTCGGCGCGGTCTCTGAGGTTCTTGTCATGGCTTTCCACGAGGTCCGGTTTCCGGATGATATCTCGCGTGGCGCACGCGGCGGGCCGGAACGGCGCACGCAGATCGTCGAACTGACCTCGGGCGACGAGGAGCGCAACGCCAGCTGGGCGAACTCGCGTCGCCGTTACGACGTCGCTTATGGCATCCGCCGCGCCGACGATCTCGCCGTTGTGGTTGCCTTCTTCGAGGCGCGCAACGGACGGCTCTACGGGTTCCGCTTCAAGGATTGGGCCGACTACAAGTCGTGCCTGCCGTCACAGGCGCCGGGCGCAACCGACCAGCAGCTCGGAACCGGCAACGGCAGCACCAGGACCTTCCAGCTGGTCAAGCACTACAGCTCCGGTGCGCAGTCCTGGACGCGCGCCGTCAGCAAGCCGGTTGCCGGCAGCGTGACGATCGCACTCGCCGGCACGCCAGCACCCTCCGGCTGGTCGGTCGACAGCACAACCGGGCTTATCACCTTCGGCACGGCGCCCGCTGCGGGCGTCGCCGTCACCGCCGGCTTCGAGTTCGACGTGCCCGTCCGTTTCGACACCGACACGCTCGACATCACCCTCGATCTCGAGCGGCTCGGCTCGATCACCTCCATTCCCCTTGTGGAGATCCGCAAATGAACGATGAACCCGGCTTCATCGCCGGCGTGCTGCGCGATCTTGCAGCCTCGACGGCGGTGATCCTTGCCGCCTGGGGCGCGCTCGGCGGCGCCACCAATGCGCTGAGCACCCGCATGCGGCTGCGCGATGCGCTGCGCCACATCCTGCTCGGCGGCATCATCGCCGCCGGCATGGGCAGTTTTTCCATGGCGCTGGTCACGAAGTGGCTCGGTCTGCCTGCCGAAGCGATCCCGGCCGGCGGCGCTGCCGGTTCCGCCGCCTATCTCGTCGGCGTCTTTGGTCCCGCCTTCATCGAGGTCGCACTTGCCCGGCTGCGTGGCGCGAAGGGAGGCGATCACGATGCGTGAGCTCCTTCGCCTCGCCCGTCAGCTGCGCTGCGACAGTCCCGATCCGCGCGAGGCCTTCTTCCACCGCCTGCGCGTGGGGACCGTGGTCGCGCTCCTCATCCTGCTCGTCTTTCTCCTGAGGTGATTTTCCATGAACGGCAATTTCAGAAACTGCCTGGCGGTGACGCTGGGTTATGAGGGCGGCTGGTCGGATCATCCTTCCGATCCAGGCGGCGCCACCATGAAGGGCATCACGCTCGCCACCTATCGCCGCTACAAACCGGGCGCGACCAGGACCCAGCTGCGCAACATCCCGATGAAGGATGTCGAGGCGATCTACCGCGCCGGCTATTGGGACACGATCAATGGCGACCGGCTTGCCGCCGGCGTCGATCTCGCCACTTTCGATGCCGGGGTGAACTCCGGCCCCGCACGGGCAAGAAGCTGGCTGATGGCGTCGATCGGTGGGCCCGATCACGAAACGGTCCGGAAACTCTGCGCCAGGCGTCTCGGCTTCATGCGCTCGCTCGCCATCTGGAACACCTTCGGCCGGGGCTGGTCGCGGCGTGTCGCAGAAATCGAGGCCAGGGGTGTGGCGTGGGCGCTGGCCAGGTCCAAAAGCCCCGTGCAGGCGCGTGAGCAGCTGGAGACGGAAGCAGCTGCGGCCAGCTCCAGATCGAGAACGCAGACCGTTGGCGCCGGCACGGCCGGCACCGCGACGACGGCAGGCAGCGGCGATGCACTCTTCAATCCACAGCATGCCGACCAGGTCGCCGGCTGGATGCTGGGCGGCCTGCTGACGGTGGGCGCGGTTGCCGCCGCCATTCTCATCATACGCGCCATCATCCACCGGCAGCGGGCCTCGGCCTATGCCGCCGAAGCGAAAAGGATCACCTCATGAGCACGGTTCTTGCCTCCATCCTGATCGAGGCGGCGACCAGGGTCGGCGCGCCGATCGTCAAGCAGCTGCTCGAACAGCATGTCGGCGGCACGGCCGGCGAGATCGGCGGCATGATCATCGACGCCATTGCCGGCAAGGCCGGTGTGGCGCCGGACGATCTTCCTTCAATGCCGGCCAAGGACCTCGAAGCAGCCGTTGCTGCTGTCGAGGCGGAAACGCCCGAGCTCGTTGCCGGATGGGTCGACCAGCAGCGCGAGGCCAACCGGCTGATGCTGGCTGAACTCGACAAAAGCGAGAGCTGGTGGACCTGGGCATGGCGCCCGGCATGGATGTGGTTCCTCGGCTTCCTCTTCCTGTTCCGGCTGGTGCTGGTGCCGATCGCCGATGCAATCCTTGGCTCCGAGATCGCAGCAGCCGTCGACCTCCCTACCATGATGACGCTCACCGCCTGGTTCATGGGCCTCTACATGGGCGGCCACACGCTCAAGGACCTGGCCGTCAAATGGACGGCGCGGTCATAATGGTCGGTGAGCGAAAATGAAGGACCTTTCCCCTGAACTGCAGGCCCATCTCGACGAGGGCACGACGACGCTTGCCTGGTGCTGGCGGATCACCCGTGCCGATGGTGTCACCTTCGGCTTCACCGATCATGACCGGGCGCTCCAGTTCGACGGGACCCCGTTCGAGCCGGAAAGTGGATTGACGGCATCGGAAGTGCGTTCGGGCTCGGACCTTTCGGTCGATGCGCAGGATGCGCAGGGCGTGCTGACCTCGGACCGGATCACCGAGACCGACATTCTCGACGGTCGTTGGGACAATGCCGAAGTCGAGGTCTGGCGGGTAAACTGGACCGATCCGGGGCAGCGCGTCCTGCTACGCCGTGGCGCCATCGGCCAGATCCGGCGCGGCCGGCTCGCCTTCGTCGCCGAGATGCGCAGCCAGGCCCATGTGCTTGGCCAGACTGTCGGCCGCCTGTTCCAGGCGACCTGCGATGCCGAGCTCGGTGATACCCGCTGCCGGGTCAATCTCGACACGCCGGCCTTCACGGGCACAGGTGCTGTGATCGATCTGCTGCGTGACCGTGCCTTCACCGCGTCTGGTCTCGGCAGCTTTGCCGCGGGCTGGTTCGGCTTTGGCACGGTGACATGGACCAGCGGCGCCAATGCCGGGCGACGGGCCGAAGTTCTGTCCCATGATCTGACGGACGGCATCGCCATCCTGACGCTGCTCGAGGCGCCGGTGCGGCCGATCGCCGAAACGGACGCCTTCGTCATCCGTGCCGGCTGCGACAAGCGGCTCGCCACCTGCTCGGCAAAATTCGCCAATGTCGTCAACTTCCGCGGCTTCCCGCATATCCCCGGCCAGGATGCCGTACTGCGCTATGCGACACGCGATGGTGGTCATGATGGAGCGGTGCTGTGAAGCCCGCCAATCCCAAGCGCGTCATCGCAGCTGCGCGATCCTGGCTCGGCACACCCTATCACGACCAGGCAAGCCTCAGGGGCGTCGGCTGCGATTGCCTCGGCCTCGCGCGCGGCGTCTGGCGCGAGGTGGTAGGCGGCGAACCATTTGTCATCCCGCCCTACAGCCGTGACTGGGGCGAGACCGGCCCGCATGAAGTTCTGGCCGAAGGCGCACGAAGCGCCATGATCGAGATTGCGCCGGACGATGCGGGGTCCGGCGCACTGTTGCTGTTCCGCATGATGCCGCGCGCCATCGCCAAGCATGTCGGCATCCTGACCGAGGTCGGCACCTTCATCCATGCCTATGAGCGCCTTGGGGTGATCGAGGAAAAGCTCACCCTGCCCTGGCGGCGGCGCATCGCCTTCGTCTTCCTGTTCCCACGACCCGCCCGCACCCGGCAAAAGAAGAAGTCCTGATCCATGGCCACCCTTGTTCTCGGCGTTGCCGGCGCTGCCATTGGCGGCTCGATCGGTGGCACGATCCTTGGCGTCAGCGCCGCAACCATTGGCGGCTTCATCGGTTCGACCGTGGGCTCGGTGGTCGACAGCTGGATCGTCTCGTCGCTCGCCCCCACCCAGCGTATCGAGGGTCCACGGCTGGACAGCCTGCGCATCACCTCGTCGACCGAAGGGGCCGTCATTCCCCGGCTCTATGGCCGCATGCGCATCGGCGGCAACATCATCTGGGCAACGGATTTCCGCGAGGAGACAAAAACCACCACCCAGGGCGGCGGCAAGGGCGGCGGGGGCGGCAAGGTCAAGACCACCGAATATCTCTACTATGCCAGCTTCGCCGTCGCGCTCTGCGAAGGCCCGATCACCGGCATCGGCCGCATCTGGGCCGACGGCAAGCTGATGGACACCGCCGGCATCACCTGGCGCTGGTATCCCGGCGACGAGACCCAGACCGCCGATCCCTTCATCTCCGCGAAGATGGGGGCCACCAATACGCCATCTTATCGCGGCACGGCCTATGTGGTGTTCGAGGAACTGCCGTTGACCGACTACGGCAATCGTCTGCCGCAGCTCTCCTTCGAAGTGTTTCGCCCGCTCGCCGATCCCGACACCGCCGAGGGGCTGACGCAGGCCGTCACCATGATCCCGGCTTCGGGCGAGTTCACCTATGCGACGCAAGCGATCCGCAAGGGGGGCAGCGGCGCGCAGCTGGCGGAAAACCTCAACGCGCTTTCCGACAGTGCCGACATGGTCGTCGCCCTCGACCGGCTGCAGGCCATGGCCCCGAACGTCGAGAGCGTCAGCCTCGTCGTTGCCTGGTTCGGCAACGATCTGCGCGCCGGTAATTGCACGATCCGCCCCGGCGTCGAAGTTCCGGCCAAGACCACCAGCCCCAAAACCTGGACCGTCAATGGCGTTGCCCGGGCCAATGCCCATCTCGTCAGCCGTGATGCCGAGAACCGCCCCGTCTATGGCGGCACGCCCGCCGACTTTGCCGTGGTACAGGCAATCCGTGAACTGAAGGCGCGCGGACTGCGCGTGACCTTCTATCCGTTCATCCTGATGGATGTGCCGCCCGGCAACACATTGCCGAACCCATATTCGGACAATGCCGCGATCGCTGGTCAGCCGTCCTTCCCCTGGCGCGGTCGGATCACCTGTTCGCCTGCACCTGGCTATGTGGGAAGCGTCGACAAGACCGCCGCAGCGGCTTCGCAGGTCGCGAGTGTCTTCGGCGCGGCGACACCGGCGAACTTCTCCGTCTCGGGCGAAACCGTCAGCTGGACCGGTCCTTCCAGTGACTGGGGTTTGCGGCGGATGGTGCTGCATTATGCGCATCTGTGCCAGGTCGCCGGCGGCGTCAACGCCTTCCTCATCGGCTCGGAACTGCGCGAGCTGACCACGATCCGCTCCGGCGCATCCACCTATCCGGCCGTGCAGGCCTTCCGCGACCTGGCGGCCGACGTTCGATCCATCCTCGGGGCCAGCACGAAGATCGGCTATGCCGCCGACTGGTCGGAGTATTTCGGGCACCAGCCGCCGGACGGGAGCGGCGACGTGTTCTTCCACCTCGACCCGCTCTGGGCCGACGCCAATATCGACTTCATCGGCATCGACAACTACATGCCGCTGTCGGACTGGCGCGACGGCTTCGACCATCTCGATGCGCAAGACGGCTGGCCCGCCATCCACGACCGCGCCTATCTGCAGTCCAACATTACCGGCGGTGAAGGCTTCGACTGGTTCTACGCTTCCGAAGCCGACCGGATGAACCAGGTCCGAACACCGATCACCGATGGTGCCGCCGGCAAGCCGTGGGTCTTCCGCTACAAGGACCTGCGCGCCTGGTGGTCCAACGCGCACTACAACCGGCCCGGCGGCGTGGAAAGCGCCACACCGACGGCATGGGCGCCAAAGTCGAAGCCCGTCTGGTTCACCGAGCTTGGCTGCCCGGCCATCGATCGCGGCACCAACCAGCCGAACGTCTTCTTCGACCCGAAATCGTCCGAAAGCTTTACGCCGTACTTCTCGCGCGGCTGGCGCGACGATGCCATCCAGCGCGCCTATCTGGAAGCGACCTGGCTCTGGTGGGGCGATCCGGCGAACAACCCGATATCGTCGGTCTATGGCGGACGAATGGTGCACATTCCCGAATGCGCCGCCTGGACCTGGGATGCGCGGCCCTATCCGTTTTTCCCGGAGTTGACCGATGTCTGGACCGACGGCCCCAACTGGCGACTCGGTCACTGGCTGAGCGGACGGCTAGGCGCTGTGTCGCTGGCGGCGCTCGTGCGGCATCTGTGCCTGCGCGCCGGCATGCCGGAAGCCCGCATCGACGTTTCCGGTCTCTGGGGCGCGCTGGAGGGCTATGTGATTGGTGCGCTGGAAAGCCCGCGCGCATCGATCTCGAACCTGGCCCGTCACTTCGGCTTCGACGCCGTCGAGAGCGAGGGAAACATCCGCTTCGTCATGCGCGGGCGGGCATCTGTCGCGACCATCTCGGCTGATGCCATGGTGGCCTCCGGTCAGGACGAGGTTTTCGAACTGACCCGCGGCCAGGAAACAGAACTGCCCCAGGCACTCAAATGGCAGGTCGCACGTGCCGATGAGGATTACGATGCCGCCGTGGTCGAAGCCCGCCGCATCACCGTCGAGGCATCCCGCATCAGCGCCGAAACCTTCCCCTTTGCCGTGCCGCCCGAAGAAGCCGAACGCCGCTGCCGGCGCGCTCTGATGGAAGCCTGGACCGGACGCGAGAGCGCTGTCTTCCGTCTGCCGCCATCACGCATGGCGCTCGATCCGGCCGACGCGATCTGGCTCGATCATGATAGCCGCCAGCTCGGTTTCCGCCTTGTTTCGGCCGCCGATGCCGAATCCCGCGCCGTCGAGGCGATCCGCCAGGATCGGCAGGATTATGACCTGCCGCCCGGCGCGGCACGACCGGCAACACCGGCGAAGATCGTCGCCTTCGGCGCGCCGGAAGTGGTGATCGTCGACCTGCCACAGCTGACCGAAGGCCGCACCCCGCACCATCCGCTGATTGCCGCCCATGCCGTGCCATGGCCGGGCCAGATGGCGGTGTTTCGCAGTCCCGGCGCCGATGGCTTCGAGCTGGTCACCGCCTTCGCCACCCGCGCACGCATCGGCACGCTGGTCAACGATCTCTGGTCCGGGCCGGTATCGCGTTTCGACCATGGCAATGTCATGATCGTCGATCTGGTCTCCGGCACGCTGCAAAGCGTCACCGACATGGCGCTGTTCGGCGGCGCCAATGCGCTCGCCGTGGAAAGCACGCCCGGCGCCTGGGAGATCGTGCAGGCGGGCGCGGCCGAGCTGCTGGCGCCCGGCCGGTACCGGCTCACCCGGCTCCTGCGCGGCCAGCGCGGCACCGAACAGGCGATGGGCAATCCGACACCTGCCGGCGCACGCGTCGTCGTGCTCGACAGCCTGCTCGCCGATCTGCCGGTTGCCGAGGCCGATCTCGGCATTCCGTGGAACTGGCGCATCGGTCCGGCCTCGAAACCGGTCAGCGACGAGACCTATGTCGCAAGAAGCTTCACGCCGCAGGGCATGGGATTGAGGCCGTTCGCGCCGGCCCATGTCGAGCAGCCGTGGCGCCGGGCGCGTGTGCCCGGCGATCTCACCATTCGCTGGACGCGCCGTGACCGCTCGCTTGCCGCTGACAGCTGGAACGCCGCCGAAGTGCCGATGAGCGAGGCGACCGAAACCTATGTAGTCGACATTCTCGACGGTTCAGTCGTCAAGCGATCCTTGACCACTGCCACCACCAGCGCCGTCTATACCGGTGCCGACCAGACGGCCGACTGGGGCGCGCCGCTCGGGCTTGGCAATTCCCTCACTGTCCGTATTGCCCAGATCGGGCAGCTCTTCGGCCCCGGTGCCGCCTCCGTCACCACACTCTCGTTCTGATCAGGAGAGCTTTGTTCATGTCCGACACCACGGCGCATCTGGCGCTGCCCTTCATCATGGCCGCGCAGGCCCAGAAGCATGTCACCCACAATGAGGCGCTGCGCTTGCTCGACGGGCTCGTGCAGCTCTCCGTCCTCGACCGGGATCTGACTGCGCCGCCCGGCAGCCCCGCCGACGGCGACCGCTACATCGTGGCGTCGGGCGCCACCGGGGCGTGGACAGGCTGGGATCTGAACGTCGCGCTCTGGACCGACGGTGCCTGGTTGCGCCTGCCGCCACGAGCCGGCTGGCAGGCATGGGTCGAGGACGAAGGTCTGCTGCTGGTCTACAATGGTTCGGCGTGGATCGGCACGACGCCCAGCGAGCTGCAGAACATGGCGCTGCTTGGCATCGGAACAACCGCCGATGCGGCCAATCCGTTCTCGGCCAAGCTCAATGCCGCGCTCTGGACCGCCAGGACGGTCGCCGAAGGGGGCACCGGCGATCTGTTCTACACCATGAACAAGGAAGCCGCCGGCGGCGATCTCGGACTCACCCTCCAGACCGGCTATGTCACCAAGGCGCTTATGGGCCTGTTCGGCTCCGACAAGTTCCGGCTGGCGGTCTCCGCCGACGGCAGCACCTTCTTCGACGGGCTGATCGTCGACAACGCCAACGGCATCGTCGACCAGCCCCGGCTGCCGCGCTTCAAGGCCTATACCAACTACGACAACTATGTCGCCGTCGATACCTGGACGAAGATCGCCATCAACAACACCGATTACAATGACCAGAGCGCCTTCGACGCGGCCAACAACCGCTTCGTCGCGCCGGTCGCCGGCACCTACCTCTTTGGCGCCACGCTGCTCTACAAGGTCAATTCCAGCACCACGGCGCGCATGCGCGGGCGACTGGTGCTGAATGGCACGACCGAGATCCGCGGATCACGCGGCGAAATCTCGGGCGATCATGTCTCCGAGGCAACCGCACTCTGGCTGCAGACCATGGTGGCGCTCAGCGCCGGTGACACCGTCGAGTTGCAGGGAACGTTCCGTGTGGCGGATGGGTATTTCGCCGCCGACCACACGTCCTTCTGGGGCTGCAAGGTCGGCTGAGGGAGGCAAGCCATGGCGCCTCAACAGCAAGAGGACGGCTTCGTCCGTATGCCGGAATACGAGCTCAAACGGGAGCGGGTAGGTTCT